TATATATTCAATTTTTGTGCATTTTTGTACATGTGAGAGGCTACAATGCCGGTCCCGTTTCGTAAGATTCGAGGTGCATTAGAGAAAAATCATGGCTCCCCCTCTCAAGGGGATCCATGCTCGCGCTAAACGATCGCTAGCTGTGCATGTCTTTATTTCATTTTTATAGTTTTGTTCTATATTGTGATTGTAGGAAACCGATTATAAGGCTCGATTACCGGAGCCGTTGTCACTGAATGGTCTCAGTGATTCTTGCGTTGCTTGAATTATGTTCCTGATGGACAGGGCGTCCAGCCTTAGGATCTACCTTCGCTTTCAACATTGGGGAAGAAAAGGTGGGCTGAACGACATTAGGACAAGGAGGTACTAGCCATACGTACATAAAATCATCTCCTGCTGCAATGAATGTAGGGTCTGGATCAGGCCCGACGTTATCGAAATAGTCTACTGGATACTCGGCATTAAACCAAGGGTAGTCTGATTGAGCGATTTGCGTCGGAACCATTAATGCAGTACAATACCACGGTATGTTCACCGTAGTATTTTCATCCGCTGGATTTGACGTTATGACCATGGCATTACCAAGGAAATTGTCCACTTGAGTCGCGTGTTTCGCAAGGAAATAATTCGTTGCGGGCGCTTTCTTGATCCTTCTAGATCCACGCCAAAATAAGAAACTCGAGGAGAATAAGTGTATTGGATAGTAAGAAACTGGGGTTGGGTTCCACATCGAAGGGAAGGACAAAGGTCCACCAGCTGGTTTTATATGAGGGACATATCTTTTCATCATGTCTGTGATTGTTGTGGCTTGATCTGCCATATAACAACCTGATTCTAATAAACCAGTTGACGAAGTCTGAACTCCTTCTGCGGGCTCATTCCACTTTCCTATTAACGATGACTGAGGTTCAAAATCTGAAACTTTCTTCTCAGCTAGCTCAACTGATGGAACAAAAGTACCGTTCCAAGAGCCTTGCATAGCCAATTGATAGTCAGGGCCTGCTGCTCGCCAAACATTCACGTAGTAAACCGCGTCTGCTGGTAAACTGCTGCCTTGCACGTCAGTCAAAGCTTCTATTACTAACCAAGGCGTATCCGGGATCGGATCCGCACTTGTTGTTGTGTACGACCACATTCGTCTTCCTAGGTAAGGCACGACAAACGAGGTCCACGCATCTCCTTTCACGTCTACGATCCTTGACATGAAGCCGGTTCCTGTTCCTGTTCCACCCGGCGGGATGGATAAGGAATGAACCACCGAGATTTTAAATCGACAGGAGTAAAAAGGCGTCCCCACGAATTGAAACAGGTATCGGATTGAACCACGATAAAACCTGTAAAAAGCCGTTGCAAAGGCCAAGTAGTCAGGAAGACGTACTGGTCTCGTTGAAGACGAATAGATGGAGGGGTGAACTGCCATCTTTAATAAAACTCCTTTCGTTGTTACTACAGTCTGATAGAACAGGGCTGGTATTTTACAATAGTCCACGACATTCATGTCACTATTGTTCATACCAAGCGACTTCGTCACTTCAGAAGCTGGGAAAGAACTTAAGTTTTCAGAGTAATCCACACCAGTTAGATGCGTATGGCCTCTGTTGTTGCGTACAGTTGTATAAGTTGCGACTTGATCACTCGCTGGCTTATCCAAATTTGCAACTAAGCTCGATCCTAGTTTGAGAAGATCAGAGACAAGAGGGACAGAAGTCAAAACGGGTTTGACTATGTTCACAATACCCTTCACGGACTCACCGAGGGCATCTTTGACATCCACTTCCTTGTTCACTGTTCCTTTCCCTGACTGACCTACGAAATTAGAACGTCTACTTGAATTTGACGTATTGGATCTCCGGATTTGTAGCGCATCCGGATCTAATATACCGTAGGTTTTAATGTTAACCATTTGAACGAAAACCGAAATGGGGACCTGATCGACTACCGAAGTAGAAGAGGTCCTCAAAGGGTTGAGTACATTTATGTTAACTCGCGTATCAATCCACGTGCCAGGGAAGGCAAGGTCGTAATGTGGATTGATCCCGAAATAGGGTATTTCGATTGTTGTCTGGTCTTGTTGACTTGCAGATAAGATTATTGCATTTTGGAAACTTGCATAACCTAAAACTCCGCCTGTCACTAAGGCATTATCATTGTAATTATCTGGACTCCATGTCACGCATAAAGCGCCTTGATGGTATGGAGTTGAATTTAAACGAATAGTTACCTTCCAAGAACATTGTAAAAATCGAAACATTGCCTCTGAAAATGAGCCCAGGACTGATTGATGTATGTTTGAGAGTGTCAAAACGGTCTGAAGAAGGCCGAATTTAGTTCCCGTCCACACAGTGTCCCAGGTATAATCGGGTAGCTGGATTACTCGTGCTAGAAGCATAGATGGTGTTTCGTCCGGGTATGGATTCACCGAACTCCATCTCTGCTCCAGAGTTAAGATGTTCTGCTGTTGCAAAACGCGAGCCGTATCTTCAAAACGAACATTGTTGTCCTGAGTAGTTATGGCTTGATCTGTTTCAGTCGATAGTGATACTTCGACTACTTTTTCTGATTCTTTAGTTTGAGCTGACCAGTTCGCGGCAATGGGCACATGCGGTCAAACATGTGAGCGCCGGGGTGGAGATTCTTTTGTATTTAATGACCACGTAGAGAGCAATCTTTCCTGCACAAGGCGTTCTCCTAGGAAAGAAGATCTACTTTAGGTAGTCGGGGTAAGTAACTGTTTGAGGCACAAATTACTGAAGCCTTTTCGGTTGTTTGGCACAACCGTAAGCGTTATATTTCCGTACATACGAGACTGGCATGCACGCCCTTACTAAACATTAATACACTCTTAGTAAGTCGCATTTTCCAACTTTTAAATGGCAAGTTGGCAGCCACAGTAATAATATTGTTATTAAAATTTAATGAATGATGAGGAAGTTTATGAAAACTTAAACACTAACATGACTTTTCGCATATCTTCATAGGTAGTTTCAATGGGCATTTGATAAGTCGCCCGTAGAAATTGATTAAACACCTTCTGATGATTTTCATATTGAGCACGTCCATGATAAACAAGTTCTCGAAGAGCTACTTCCATATTTACTTTCATCTGTTCGTTGACTGTTCTTTCGTCGTTTTTCTTAACGAATTGCACCATCGTCCTAATTGAGTTCAAGGACAATTGAGCAAACATGTAACCTGAATCTTGTTCCGATTCAGGATCTGTTACAAATTTACGACATAAATAATCAACTTGTTCAAGAGTAAAAAACTCAGGCATATTAGCATCCTTATTAGGGGATGTTTGAATCTGCCCAAATAATTGTTTGGCCATAAGAGCTATGGATTGACAATTCCACCAACGGTGCACGGACTTGTCCGCCCCACCAATGGAATCATCTCCAAACTTTTTACTTGCCACTACCTGATCGTAGCTTGCAATACTTTGAACATGATGTGTAAGTCGATGAAAACAAACACGTTCCGAGATTGAATTCCAAGCAGAATTTAAAAATGAGGTCAAAAAGGTTCCTGATCTCATTAACTCCGCCCAGCATAACAATCCATCCTCAAAAAGTATCAAACCATTTATTGTTTGATGAAGCGATGCCCAAATCATATAGGAATGATCCGAATAAGGTTCAATTTGATACGTCTTGATGACTGAAACATGAGTAAATTGAGGGACATATTCAGGGAAGAAAAGATCCCATCCTGAAACATCTCTTGCATACAACTTAAGTGTGCTATCACAATCATTAAATTTTGTAATATGAGCAAAATGTTG